TCTACCATAGACGGTATTTTGTAAATTGGTTTAGGCATAGATGCCTTTTGCGATTCTGTTATAGATACCAACTGGCGATTTTGCATAAGGTTTATACTTAGAAACTACCGCACTTCCAACTCTTTGTGCAATTTTACTATCGCCAAGTTGTAAATTAGTATGTGGTTTAATTTTAAATTTATCTAATTCTGGAAAATATTTTTTAATTGCTTCTTTTTGTCTAGGCTTGTTAAGTTCTTGCCAGTTTTTGTTTATCCAAAGATCAAAGACCGCAGGGTGAAAATATGGATTTAATAAACATATTTTATTTATATCGCAAAGTGTTCTTAAACGAATTATATGTGCAGACTCGTAAGTTGAAAAATATTCTTGTCTTGCTCGTTTAAATTTTTCATCATCTTTTGAATAATGTATCATTGCTTTTTTTGATAAACCAAAATGACCATCAGCAGCCAAACCAGTTACAAGCATATCTATTTTATTTGCTTTTAAAACCTTAAGAAGATAAACAAAAGGAAACATACATTCAATAGCACTTTTTTTCTTGCATTTAATTTCTTTTATGAGGTAATGTACTGTCTCAACAATCTCATTCTGGTCTGATGGCAATATAACTGGCAAAAAATCTATATTAAAATGTTTTGCAAGTAGTCTTGCTGATTTAAAGTCATGCGATTCAAAGTCATCAAAAGTAAAGCTAACAATAATTTGTTTTTTATTTAAATCTTTTGCTGCCATTACTAGAGATGCAGAATCAATACCGCCAGAAGTGGCCATAGCCATTTCACTTTTAAATGGTCTTAATATTTCATGCAAAAAAGTGCGAATATTATTTTGCTTTTCCACTCCACTCATAACCACAACTTGGACATCTGTGTTCTGTTTCTAAATCTTCATCAACATCTTTAAAATCTTCGGGTGCTTCTGCATCTGTTCTATCGTCCATAAGTTCTGTTAAGTCCTCTGGTTCAAACCAAGGGTCAATCTCATGTTCCATTGATAAATGGTGCAACATAGATGCATCCCAATCAGACAAGTCAGATGTTCTGTTATCAGCAAGAGCAAGACCAACTTTCTGATCTTCTGTAAGACCAGTACGTTTTATCGCAATTATCTCTTTGCCATCAGATTCAATAACCCGAACATTCTCAAGACCAGCAGCTTTCGCACCTTCTACAGTACCGTTGCCAGCTAATACACGACCATCTTCATCAATAACTATTGACCTTGCTGCACCATATCTTTCTAAAGATTCTTGTATCAAAGAAGCAGATCGGTCTGTTCTTTTTCTTGCATTTTTGTGGTCTGGTTTTAAGTCGTTAATTTTTGTCATTTGGTTCTGTCATTGTTTGTACAATAGCTTTTTCTGTAGGAAAAGAAAACATATCGCCTACTTTGGTTAGCTCTTCCTTAACCACTTGTATGTAATAAGGGGTTTCATATTTTTCCCCTTTAGCAATTTTTTGTCTAGTTTCATTTAATTCTTTGGCACTCTTTTGCCAACTTTCTTTTCTCTGTGTATGTATCTGTCGTATCTTTTCTTTTTCAAGAGAAAAGCCAAGTGGTTGTGGATCACCCTTTATTGAATCTGTGGTTCTTATATTGCCATAGCTATCTCTGTAGCCAACTCTTTCTCTTTCATTATCACTCTGGCTATCGCCATAAGCAGCTTTGCAATGACAAATAATCGCTAAATCTTGTCCACCACAAAGTCTGCCTTTTTTGTCTCGGTCATAGTCTGGAATAAATTGATTAACAAGACCATCTGCATTTGAAACAATGCCTGAGTCGTAGCAGGCAAAACATTCTACTTTTGGTATATAAAATGTAGTGTCTCTATCTAGTGATGTTCTTCTGTAGTTAATTGTCATGGGAGGTTAAAAAGGTAATTCTGAATCTTGGGGTTTATCTTTTTCCCAAGGTCTTTCTATCTTTGTATCAGACTTTCTCTGTTTGTACAGGGTATCTTTTTCATCTTTTACATAGCCCTCATAACT